AACTTTATTACAAACTCACAATTAGGTTTAATATCAAGAAGTCCCGCCACTTATGATCATTATAAAAACAATCCAAGCTTAAGGCCAGAAACTAAAGCACTAAAGTTTGGTAGAGCTTTTCACTTATGTATGTTAGAGCCTAAAAAATTTGATCAACAAGTAGTGGTAGAGCCAGAGGTAAACAAAAGAACTAAGGCGGGTAAAGAGGAGATGGCTAAATTTAATGAAGACAATATAGGTAATACTATATTAACTAAAGATGACTACACCTCTTTAATAGGAATGAGAAATAGATTATTTTCATCTCATGAGTGTATGGATCTTTTATCTAGTGGGGAGGCCGAAGTTCCTCAGGTATGGAAAGATGAGGATATAGATGTCTTGTGTAAATGCAAGGCAGACTATTGGAATAAGGATAAAAAAATATTAATTGATATAAAAACAACTACAGACGCAAGTCCAAGTGGTTTTAAGTTGTCTGTAAAAAAATACTCTTATGATAGACAATCCGCTTACTATTCTGATGGATTTAATGCGGACCGATTTATATTTATTGTTATAGAAAAAACGGCTCCGTATAATATGGGTATCTATGAGTGTAGTGGAGAAACTTTAGAGGTTGGTAGAGATAAATACAAATACTTATTAGGTGTTTACAGGAAATTCTTTATCAATTCAGAAATAGATCCATACGAATTTGTACACCAAGAATTAATTTAAAACTAAAGCTATGAATATATTAACAAAAACAATGAAGGAAAACAAACTTACTAGAAAAGAGGTTAGTAAATTAACGGGAATATCACTACCAACATTAAGAAAGTACATGAAATCACCCGAGCTTTTTTCTTGTAAAAGTGCTAATCAAATAATGAAAAAACTTAAAACCGAAGACTATGAAGAAACTTTTAGAAAATTATTTAACATTAAAGGATGATCTACTCACAGAGAGGCTTAACAATATAGTAACTATTATAGGTCAGGTCCACAGGATACCTCCAAAAGAATTAATGGTTACCTCTGGTAGAAGAAGGGAAATTGTTCAAGCTAGAAACACGGCCTGTAATATAATGAGATCCTCTTTAGAGTTATCTTTAGAGGAGATAGCCGAAAGTTTAGGTTATAAATCTCATTCATCTATCTTACATGCCTTAAAAATGCACGAAATGGATGTTAAATTTGATAGAATTTATAAAAATAAATACCACTCTATAATGGAGTGTTTGGTGGAGATGAACCACGGTAATAAATCCATTAATTTAAATGATCATGAGGACACAATGAGGATGTTTCACCTTCGCTTGTTAACTCTTGAGAGTAAAATTGATGATATAACAAGTATTATTAACAAATAAATTATTAATTATGGAAAAAAATGAAACTGTTTACTGTGGAAACGGTAAAGAAAAAAGGTTTGACGATGGAGGATCTATCGTTAACTTTAGTGTTGACTTAATGAAAATTAAGGATCACGTTTATGAGTACAAAGGTAAGAAGTATGTAAACCTTACTATGTGTGCTAATAGAGATGGTGAGAATGAGTATGGTAAGACTCACTATATTAAAATCAACGACTTCAAGCCAGAGGCTAAAACTGAAAAGGCTGAAGAACCATTACCATTTTAATTAAATGAATGATTAAGGGGGGTGCTCGTTGTAAGTAGCGGTTATTCACTCAAACGTACATGTAGTTAATTCAAGCATGTGAGAGCTCCCCTTTTTTATTAAAGAAATATAGAAGGGTGTCTTTAGTAGATTACTTATAATAAATCATGTCCATAATCTACGATGTGTTCTAAAAGGCACCCCTCTAATTAAAACTAAAAACCTATATGTATTTAAAACTAAAAAACAATATGTCTGTAGACAGTAATGCTATAATAAGCTTTACTAGAATAGAGAAAACAATACACGTGTTAACTAAGTATAGCGATATACCTGTAGTTGTTACGTATAATTTAGAAGAAGACTGTAAGCAAACTTATTTAAATTTAGACGCACACTTCAAATCAAAGAGTCTTCATAAAGAAAGAAGAGTCGTAAAAGAATCTGACTCAGACCTACAAACAAAGGAGGCTTTGTTTAAAACTTTCTGGGACTCTTATAATAAAAAGATAGGTACACACAAGTGTAAGGAAAAGTTTATGAGGTATAGTATTACTAATATGGGCAAGATAGTATCTTCTTGTATAGAGTATGTAAGGACAACTCCAGAAATTAAGTATAGAAAAAATCCTTTAACGTGGTTAAATGGAGAATATTGGAAAGATGAAAAGGAGATTACAAAAGAAAAAGTTAAACAAGATTTTGATGTGGATCAATTATTTAGATAATGAGTTTAAAAAACGATAGAATAAAATTAAAGTCAAATAGCTCTGAAGAGGTTAGGCACGTTTGTCACAACTGCTCACATGATCGCAAGAAGAAGAATGAAAAATGTCTTGCTATTAACAGTGAAACAGGGGCTTATGTTTGTCATCACTGTGGAGACAGTGGTATACTAAACACTCATAAAACTTATACAAAGAAAGAGAAGGTCCAGTATAATAGGCCAACATTAAGCAACAGTACGGATCTTTCTGATGAAACATTACAATGGTTTAGCACTAGAGGTATAACACAAAGTGTTATTAAAAGAAATAAGATCACGCAGAAGAGAGAATATATGCCTCAAGTATCTAAAGAAAGGCAAGTAATATGTTTTAATTATTATAGAGAAGGGGAACTTATTAATGTAAAATACAGAGATGGGGAAAAGAACTTTAAGCAAGTAAAAGATGCTGAAAAGATATTTTATGGACTAGATGATATTAATGATTGTAATGAAGTTCTTATAGTAGAAGGTGAGATGGACAAGTTAGCTATGGAAGTAGCTGGTTATATAAATTGTGTTTCTGTTCCTGATGGTGCACCTAATCCTGGTACAAAAAACTTTAATAATAAGTTTTCTTACCTTGATAGTTGTTGGGAATACTTTGAGGATAAGGAGAGGATATATTTATGTACAGATAATGATGTAAACGGAAGAGTTCTACTGGAAGAAATAAGCAGAAGACTTGGTAGGGAAAGGTGTTATATAGTAAGGTTACCTGATGATATAAAGGACGCTAATGAAATGCTACTTAAAAAGGGTCCGATAGGAATATCACAGGCTATATCTAACGCAGAGCCCTACCCAGTTGACGGAGTTTTTACCGTCCATTCTGAAAAAGAATATATGATTGATGTGTTTAATAACGGTAAGAAGAAAGGGTTAACAACTGGTTATAGTGTTTTAAACAATCACTATACCTTAAGAACCTCAGAGTTAGATGTTTGGACGGGTATACCAGGGTCAGGTAAAACAATGATGGCCCTACAAATAATGTTAAACGCATCTGTTATGTATGGTTGGAAGTGGGGAGTATTTTCTCCAGAAAATTATCCTATTGGAGATCTGTTTGACACACTAGCAGAGATGTATATAGGGAACACATCTGACCTTGATGTAGGTGATAGAATGAGTATACATGATTATGAAACGGCTATAAACTTTTTGCATGAACACTTCTTTGCTATCTATCCTGAAGATGATTTTTCTTTGGACAATATACTATCAAAGTTTAAACACCTAGTAATGAGGTATGGAATAAAGGGTTGTTTGTTGGATCCATTTAATCAATTGGATCATAACTTTAAAGGTAAAGATGAGACCACTTATATAGGAGAGTGTTTAACAAAGATAAGAAGGTTTGAGCAGGTTAATGACCTTAAGTTTATTATAATAGCACACCCTAGGAAAATGGATAGAGATGAAAGGGGTGGCTATAAACAACCAACTGCTTATGATATAAGTGGTAGCCAGAACTGGTTTAATAAAGCGGATAATGTTATCTGTATACATAGGAATGACTCCATGGATATAAGTAATACCTCTGTTAAGTTTACAGTTCAAAAGGTTAAGTTCCAAAAACTTGTAGGTGTTCCAGGGGAAGAAGAGCTTAAGTATGATAGAAGATCTGGTAGGTATTTAGACTTCTCTAACTCATGTCCTTTAGATGCAATAAGCGGTACACATAGTGTTTGGTCCAGGATAGAAAATAATTTTAACTAATGAGAGAAAAAAGATACGAAAAACAAATAGATAGAAACAGGCAATCTAAAGCACTATCGCAATTATGCAAGGAGCATAGGCTAGGATTTGTAGAACTAGAGTCTTTAAGTAAAGTAGATGCCGTCCTGTTTGATGAAAAAACATTAGGAGAGGTTGCGTTTGCTGAAGTCAAAGGTGTTAATGAATCAATAGGAGAAAAGAATTATGTTAGGGTTTCTGTTAGAAAATTACATCACTGCCAAAAACAACAGATAGAAGAGGGTAGACCCGTTTGTATTGTATGGGCCTTTTATGATGGTATAGGTTACATATGGGTGAAGGATATAGAAGGATCTGTTAAATGGTTAGGGATGAAAAAAATAAGGCCTGGGTCTCTATGGGATAGAGAGCTCATGTTTTATATGAATCAAGATAAATTAAAATTTGTATTATATGAAGAAAACAACGTTAATAGCGATAATACTGGGGAGTCAGATATTCGCACAAATAGATAACGGAACTTATTATTGTAATGACATTTACGATAGTTCATGTGAAGACCAAATTGTTATTCACACAGATACTGTAAATGGTTACGCATATTTATATATAGATCAGTATGGTATTAGAATAAAGTATAATAAAAATATTGGTTCTTATTACCCTTGGTTGTACATAGGTTACTTTGTTGATTATCAAACTTATCTATTAGATAATGGTGATAAAATAGTTTTGGCTCCAGAAATAAATGGACTGTATCATTTTTATGATAGACAAGATGATGAAAAAGAATATAAAAAACTAATAGAATATCGAAATGTTCAAAAGGCGGAGTAGAAATAAAAAGGTTAGAAATGCTACAGCAAATACCTATAAAGGTATTAAGTTTAGATCTAAGTTAGAGAGATTTACTTATCAGTATTTAACATCCTGTAAGGTCCCCTTTCAATATGAAAAGGTTAGATTTACTGTTATGGATAACTTTAAATATGAAGGTGATTGTATAGAAAAAAAAGTAAGTAAAGGTAAGAACGTTTTCTTTAAAGTTTCGAATAGAATATCTAAAGCAACCTATCTGCCAGACTTTGTTAATTTGGAGCAAGGTTGGATCATAGAGTGTAAGGGCCTTAGAACTGAGGCTTTTAATTTGAGATGGAAGATGTTTAAAAAATCACTTGTAAAAGAGAAAAAAAATTACGATCTTTATATGCCTGGTACTCAAAAACAAGTTATTGAGACCGTGGAAATGATAATTAAAAAAAATAAAGATGTTAAAAGGGATATTAAATAAATTAGCTGGTGACGCAGGAAACATTATAGACAACGTGGTTACTACTAAGGAGGAGAAAATGAAGTTGAAAAACGAAATGAAGAAGATGCTCCTTGATTCTGAAAACGATTTACAAAAAAACGTTACTGATCGTTGGACCGCAGACATGAAATCAGATAGCTGGTTGAGTAAAAATGTACGGCCAATGACTCTTATATTTGTACTGGTGTGCACTATGCTATTAATCTTTATTGACGCTGGAACTATAAAGTTTCATGTCGAAGAAAAATGGACGGATCTATTACAATTAGTTTTGATAACAATCGTGGGATCCTATTTTGGAGGAAGGTCAATCGAAAAATTAAAATCAAATAATAAAAATAAATAAAATGGAACATAAATTAGACGAAAAAGAAACAAAAGAAATTAGAGGTGCAAGAGTAGATAATGGAATGATAGCTTACGAATTAGGTAGGTTAAAAATTGAGGTTATAAATCTTGAATCAAGATTAGATGAATTAGATAAAATGGAGGAGGATATGACCGCTAGATACAAAGGTAATGTCAAGAAAGAAAAAAAGATTAACTCTAAGCTTATTAAAAAGTATGGAGAAGGTAACATTGATCTAGAGAAAGGCGTGTTTATTTCTTACAAAGAAAGTAATATTATACTACCTAAATAAAAGAAGACCCGTCAACAGGGAGTCAACGGGCCTTTCAAACTAAAAACCATGAAAAACAGAATATGCTTCACATAGTTAAATATAATAAAAAATATTGTTTATTACAATATGTTTTAAAAAATTTATCAACAACCTGTTGGTGAAAAAGGTTTTTCGAAATCAATATATGTTATATTAACCTCCTCCCCATTTTCTATAGCCTTCATTATATGATCATAAACTCTTTTATAAGCTTGAGTTGATTTGCCTATAAATCCGTTTTTAATAATTTGATTGTTTTCCTGGGAGTCTCCAACAAGAAGACATCCTGCTGTGTGCTCATCTGTGTTTCCACAATGTATTAATATATACTCAAAGCCTGGGACATCCACAACATGAAGCATACCACGGTGAGCAGCCCCAAATCTTTTCTTATATTTTGAATGGAATCCACCAACTTCCCTAATCTTAATCTTGTAAGATCCAGCTGGTATACGAGTTTCCCCTTTAACTTTATTCTTTCTCTCCTCATCTTCTAGGGTGTAGCATAAGAATTTTTTACCATCTAGTGTGTTACTAGAGTCGAATAGTATCCCGTTAGTGGAATCTGATTCACTAGAAAACCTTACTACCTCAAGCTCCATCTATGCAGATATGAATAACATGTACTCAAAAGTCATGCTAGTAGCTACACTAGGAGTAACTTTAATATCATTATCTGTATCATGGGCTCCCCAAGGAATAAACATCCAGTCTCCAGCATATAATCTACCTATCTCTTCAGCGTTAATAGTAACAGTAAGGTATTCTGATCTAGTTGTAGAACAGTTCTTAATGTAAACTTTATGAGCCTTATTAGCACCATAAGCAGTGTGTGGAGCAGCATTAAATAAAGTAACAGTAGAAACTGATGCTGTTGTTTTTCTAGCAGGTCCTTGAGCTTGAGTAATACCTGTTGATGTTCCAGTATCAAATAATGTAGCTGTAGTAGTTAAACTAAGTGAATCTGTTAATAGATCACTAGAAGATATTGTAATTTGTGCAGTTGTTGTCGCCATTTTTTAATTAATTTTTTATATTAAGATGATATAATAACCATATATTCTACCGTAACTGAAGTAGATACATTAGGAGTTAATTTTATATCTGTGCCTCCAGACCAAGGAATAAACATCCAATCACCAGCGTATAGCCTACCAACATGTTGACTAGCAAGTTTGACATCCACTCTATCAGAGTCAGTGGTTCCAACATGCTTTAAGTAAACTTTATGAGCTTTATCATCAGCATAGTCCGCCTCAGCAAGTAAAGTGTATTCATCAGTAGCAGTTGTTATCTTTCTAGATAAACCGCTAGTTTCAGTAACACCCACCTTACTTCCAGTATCAGTTAAAGTAGCAGTGGTAGTTAAACTTAACGCATCAGAAGTTAAATCGTTAGATGTTAACGTAATTTGTGCAGTCGTTGTTGCCATTTATTTTTTTTTAAATTGTTAATAATTTTATCAAATATAATTCTTTTTTATCTTATATCAAAGATCCAGGACTAAAAATATCAGTTCCTTTATCCATAAATACTGGCCTCATTCCAGTTGGACCATCATCTTCAGTTTCACTAGAGACTTCTTGTTTAAAAAAATCTTCGTAAAAACCATCAAAAGTATTTGTTAGTTTATTATATTCTTCAGAGTCTTTATCTACACCTCCTGAATTATAATCACTATACCAAGCATTAAAAATAGATTCTTTTGTTAAATCAGGTAATGGTGCATCTC